CTAATTTTCTTTCAGACGGGTTAACAAACTCATTTACAGTAGTTACAATGTCTGATGAACTAATAGTACCTTCACTACTAAATGTGATATTACCTAAACTTACATTGCCACCGCTATCAGTAGTAATTGAGGTACCACCTAAATGAATAGTTGTGCCACTTAACCATAAATCTTTAAATCTGTTTGTTGCATTACCCAAGTCATATGTAACATTAGCGTTAGGAATAACATTACCGCCGACACTCATATCGCCGGCAGTAGTAACATAATTAGCAAATACATTGTTATAATAGCGAGTACTGTTACCTAAATTAATAGATAAATTAGCATAAGGCATTAAGGTGTTTGAGTCCCGATGGAAGCGGAATTTTTCATTTGATTCCATGAATCCACCAGTAGCAAAAATTATATCACCGTGATCAACATCAGCAGTAGCAATTATTAGATTGCCACCATTACCATTTTCCATACCATGAACTAAAAGGTATCCATCACATGATTTAGTTATAGTAAAATTAGCATCACTGAAATTACTTCCAGTGAAACCTAGGTCAATCCAGCCTTCTGCATCGCTGCCACTATCACTGTATGCCACCCAGTCAGCACTGCCCTGGTCTGACGCATTGACCATTGCTGATTGAACATATTGTACACCTGTGTCTTTTCCAATGAAAATTTGATTTTGAAAACTTGATCCCTGTGCATTATTACCGGCAAACAAATGTAGTCCTGCATTCATGGTAGAAAATGCATGTATATGATTGCCGTGAATATTACCTTGACTTGCTATACCACCTACTACTCTTACTGCACCTGAAGTCATATTTGTACTTTGTACAGTATTAGCAACGGTTATTTGTGCGTCAGCGTTTAATGTCAACGTGCCGTTAGAAGTTAAGCCTGTTAATATACCAACACTTGTAATATTTGGCTGTGCATTGGTGTATATCGTACCTGCTACTAATGCATTCCCAACTTGTCCACTTACATTGGCACCTGCTACTGAGTTAGCAATATTTGCATAATGCGATTGTACGGCACTTGTAACATTACCTGAAACATTTGCTCCGGCAATATTATAGATGAATATACCATTACCACTGAAATAACTTGCTGTTGCTAAGTTACCTAAATTAGCATTACCACTTGAGATATTAGCAGTAACTGTTAGACTACTCAATGTTCCGACGGATGTGATATTTGGTTGTGCATTAGTTGTTACTGTTCCTGCATTTGTAGTAGATCCGGCACTTGTTGCATATGTTGCATTTGCTACTGTACCTGAGACATTAGCACCTGCTATATTAGAGATGAATATTCCATTACCAGTAAAATAATTACTTGTTGCTAAGTTACCTAAGTTAGCATTACCACTAGATACATTGCCGGTTACTGTTACACTTGCTAATGTACCTACAGATGTGATATTTGGTTGTGCCGCAGTTGCCAATGTACCGGTATAATATGTTGAAGTAATATTTCCAGTAACTGTTAATATATTTATTGATGTGTTAAACGTAAAATTAGCACTGGCCCCAGCATTACCTTGATCATTGAATATGACCTGTGTATTGCTGCCGGGAGCAGAAATGTTACCTATAATATTACCTACAATGAAATTACCAATAAAATAATCTGCGGTCATGTTACCGGTTGCAGTAACTTCATCGCCAGCTAACGTAGTAGCATTGATGTTACCTGCATCCACGTTACCTACTACTTGTACAGTACCAGAAACATTTATATTACCTGAGTTTACGTTTGCCGTAACGTTAGCATTATTAAGAGCAATAACACTAGTAAAAGTTCCTAAATTGGGTGTGTCATTACCTATAGACCCATTAACTTTTCCGTATATATTAGCATTAACATTACTAGCATTAATATTGCCGCCTACATTTAATAGATTGGTTGCTTTGTTAAATGTAAATGTGCTACTTCCACCAAATACACCGGACGTATCATTGTATTGAACTTGAGTATTACTACCACCGGGCACTGCATTACCTGTAGGACTAATAGTAGCTAATGCATATCCGGTGTTAGCAGTAGCTGGGAAAAATGTACCTGTGTTTACAGTAGTGGTTAAGGTTGAATCGGTATAAAGACTAAAGGTAGTGTTTGAAAGTCTTTTAACAAAATATAAATTAGTGCTACTTACACCACCCGTACTCAATTGTGTCATACCGGCTACGTTGCTGATAGTTACTTCTGCGGTAGAACCAAATAAATGATCAGTTTGAGTAGTAACAATTCCAGGGTTAGCTTGACTTACATTAGCAATTTGAACAGTCAACACACCATTGGTAGTCCAATTAAGATTGCCCGCACCGTCAGTCTGTAAGATGTATCCGTTAACGCCGCCATTAAGTTTTACATTACTTATATTACCTAATGTAATTTCGCCACCGGCGTTTCCACCTACATTAACAATAGTAGTTATACTGCTCTGTACATTTATACCCAATAGTTGTCCATTTTCGGGACTATTTAAATCTAGTGTAGAGTTACTAGAACCAGTAATAGTTGAAAAGTCTATTGGACTAGCAGTAGTTAGAATTTCAGTTTGAGTTGTTTCTCCGGGCCCAATTGGTGGTACAATTGCCGGATCATTACCGATATATAGACGTTGTTCGTCAGTTGCAAAACCTAGTTCCCCTATGTCAAGTTGGGGTAGGTCGTCATTTGCCCCTGTTCTGTGAATAATTTTGGAGATTTGTACGATGGCCATAGTTTAATCTTTAGTTGATTAAACTATTTATCACGATTTAAAGGAACCGCATATAGTATTGTTCTACTCGTTTAAACCACATATCAGTGTATTTGTCAAATTCACTGCCCTCAATGATGAATTCCTGATACATAGCGTTAGGATCACACATAAAAATAACGCCCTTACGTATATTTGTATCGTATAATTCATTGTGTGCGTTAGCGTAGGCTGCTAACTGAACAAAGTAGTCATCAATCCATTCACGCTTCTTGGGTTTGTTTGTCTGCTTATGATCCATGATAGCTTCACTACCATCATGTACCCCACACAAGTCAGTAGTACCGGCATATACTTTAGGGAAATATAAGGGGACCTCAGTTCCCCAATATTCATTACATTTGCTAAGGCCTTGCCTAATAATACTATGAGCCATAGTATGACTTTGGATACTATAGGGGTTTGAACCAGGATCTCCTGTTTCTCCAGTTTTGATATAGTTCTCAAGCCACTTGTGCATTCGTGTACCACGACCTGCGGCTTCGGTCGTAATTTCTTGTGCTTTAACTACGCCAACACGTTTGCGCCAATTTTGTAGTGCTTGCTTAGATTCTTCTGATTTAGTAGCATCTAGTATTGTTGTAACTGACGGAAGTTTTTCACCATCAGGTGTAGCGTATCTACGTTTGCCATCAATCTCAGTACGCGGTATAGGTTGATAGTTAAATTTATTGGGATTATACATATGGCAATTGTACTACAAATTACTCTGTAGTACAATGTATTTGGTTAATGCTTGCTTTTATAATCAGCTACTGCGGCTTTGATTGCATCTTCAGCAAGGATTGAACAATGGATTTTGACTGGCGGCAACATGAGTTCTTCAGCAATTTCTGAATTTTTAATAGTTGCGGCTTCGTCCAGCGTCTTGCCTTTAACCCACTCGGTAATGAGAGAGGAACTTGCAATCGCAGATCCACAGCCGTATGTTTTAAATCTTGCGTCTTTGATGATGCCATTTTCTACCTTTATTTGAAGTTTCATTACATCACCGCATGCGGGTGCGCCAACCATACCAGTACCAATATCAGTATCACTCTTATCAAAAGAGCCGACGTTCCTGGGATTCTCATAATGATCTATAACCTTTTCTGAATATGCCATGTTTATACCCTAAAACTTTCTCCACATCCGCAACGGTCACGTTCATTAGGATTCTTAAATTCAAACCCTTCATTTAAACCATTGCGTACATAGTCAATTGTTATATTATTTAAATAGACCTCATGTCTTTTATCAATTAATATAACAAATTCTGGGAATGCATAATTGATATCACTATCTGAATATGCATACTCATCAACGTATTCTAACACATAAGCTAGGCCACTGCAACCTGTGGTCTTTACACCTATGCGTATTCCTTTGCCACTTCTTTTTTCTACTAATTTTATTACTTTGGATTTAGCGGTATCAGTAACAGTTATCACTTCATTTGCTTTTGCGCCATTTGCTGGCGTGTTTTTTCATGTTCATCTGGACCGGGCGTTGCACCTAGTTTTTCTGCGCCTTCTTGACCCTTAAATACAACTTCATCTTTGTTTACATTATGAATTATATTTCTTAATGGATCTTTTTTTACTATATCAAATAAATCATCTTTATCTAATATAACATCATTCTGTTTTAGAAAATTTAATAACTCGTCGGTGGTAATTGTTTGTCCACCTTTGCCGATGCGTTCTTTTAATTGGTTGGTAACCGCAACCAATTTCACACGTAATGGATCATCATCGGCAAATTCAAATAACTTCATATTATCGTGTTGAACGACCAACACCCGCTACAGGGCTTTCTTCATCAGGTTCTTCTGGTAGATCAGGAAGTTCACCATCAGGCTGTTCGCCACCCAAGTCTTCCATATCGCCGCCCATACCCATTTCATCACCCATGCCGCCCATTTCATCACCCATACCACCCATGTCTCCACCGGGCATTCCCATGCCGCCGCCTTGACCTGTGATAGTACCTAATGCACCTGATAATGTGCCTTTGCTCTGAGTTAATGCAGCCTGTAGACTTGTCAATGCTTCGGTTACTTGTTGATTAAACTGTTCACCCTCATTTGTTCCAACTTCGCTATTAACACCATCAACAACTGCTGGTAGTTCTTTAACAAGCATATCACTTACTTGTTCTACCATCTTTTGCATAGCATCAACCATTTCTTGTGCGGCTAGAATAACTTGTGATTTCTCAACTTGCTCATTCTCAAATACCATACGAGTATTGTATAACGGTAATGCTTGAAGATCACCGTAATGATGTTGTAAAGCCTGTTCCATGAAAACAAGTTTCAAGTAAGCAGGATTACTTTCCGTATTAAGACCGTTAGAAGTTTGACGCATTTCGGTCATTAATTTATTGACTTTACGCATCATACGTTGGGTATCATACAGATTAATATTATCTAAATTGATACTAGTATTGAAATGCTCTTTTAAAGCCTTCTTAGCTACTGTAGTTGGGTTTGCATTAAATTCGGTTAGTTTCATAGTTTTTCCTAGAGTACTGATTATATATTTATCATTCTATAAATTATTTTATGGCTTCTGCGAACTTTTTGTTCTGCCAACGCTTGGTCTCTATCACATAATTATCTAATTTAGACATTATATGATATTTTTTTACTTTGTCCTCATTAAGTTTTATAAAATATAAAGACTTAGAATCAATATTTTTTGTTTTTTTGCACAATTTTTGATGCAATTCTAAGCTGGCCAATGTACTTTGTAATTGTGAATCCAAAGTTACTATAGAATTTGCATCTAATATCTTGTTACGTTTGTCCAATGTTGCCCAAACTACAGCATTACGTAAATTGAAAAAGCTATGTTCTACAAAGGTTTTATATTTCTTAACAATGTAGCCCATATCTGTTTTTTCAATAGAATATTCATCAAACAATTCATATCCAGATTTACCCTCTATGACTAGCATTTCTGCTAGTTGTTGTATTTCTTCTTTGCTCAATAATTTTTTCAATATTGAGAACATGTTAATCTCACTCATCCTCTAAGACCTCAAAATATATATTACTTAATTCAGGACTGGTGTCTAAGAAATTAGGCAACTTATCCCATTCTGTTCCTATTTTTATCATCGGGACTCCATCGCAATCAGAATACAATGCACCCAGATTACTTATACCATCATCAAACACATTTTTATGATTTATACTAAAAGTAAACGAAAACATAGTCTGATCCTCTTCGCCCTCAAACAAGAATCCAAATTTACTAAATTCTTTAAAGTTAATCTTTTCTGTAATCACAGTGGATGTATCTTCAGGTTGACTACGTAAATTAATTACTTGCAATAGTGTATCAAAATTAACTTGACGATTTCTATTCAATTGCCATGTAGCTAATTGAACCTCATCAATATTCACCGGGGGTTTTCTGTGCAATACACCTGTATTTGTAATATCAAATAGTGTATAACATTTAATTATATAGGACATACACTATTTATAGAGGTAAAAAAGCCCAAGAAATTCTTGGGCTCCTTATCAAACTAAGTTTGAATTAGTTTGTGAATGTTGCTGTCGCAGTAGTTGTACCACCAGTAGCTGTATCTAATGTACCTGTTGTCCAAGCGCCTGTTGGGTAAACAGCAATAGCGATTGTATCTGTTCCTGAATCAGTTACTTCATACATATAGATAGTAGCCAATTGTTGAATTGCGTTGATGCAATTCAATAATACTGTACCGTCTGTAGCTAAACTAGCTAAAGTGATTGTGAAGAAGTCTAACTTAGGACCTTGTGGTTGAACTGTTACTCCTGAAGTTACTGCGTTCACTGAACCAACTGTATAGCCGGCAGCGTCATAGTTCATTACTTGTTGAAAGTCACCGTGAGTACGTGTTGTAAATGCCATGATATTATTCCTTTAAATATTTTGAATCATATAGATTCATACTATTATTTATGCCTGGAACAAAAAAATGTTGGTTTTGGTCAACCTCTAGCAGCCAAATTTTGACGGCTAAAGCCCATTCTGTTGATAAGTTTGATTCCGTGACTAACAAAACCTTCTTGGGTTTGTGTACCATCAGATAGATAACCCTTGACCGGACTTTGTTCTGCGGCTTTGTCTAATTGGGGGACAACCTGCATCTTAAGATTATATAACGCTATCCATATTGAGAATACCGCAGTTATACCAGCAATATTAGTATCAAAATGTCCCGGCACATGTTCCGGTTGACCAGTCTGTGGGTTCTGCACATCATATCCAAATAGTTTTTTGTACACTGGTTCTGTCATTTTTCTAGACTTGGCAAACTCTATAAATTCTTCTACTAGATTATCTAGGTTACCTGCTACAATCTTTTTATTGATGAATACTGTACACATTAGTGGAAATACTGATTTAACCCCCGGTGGTACACGCAAAATAAATGCATCTGCGGCAGCTTTGTTTTTATCTATCTCACGTTGCGTTTTAGCAATTACTGTTTTATTTAATTTTAACTGGGGAACCATTGGCATCTTAGCAGGAATAATTGCAACATTGCCATTGTTTTTTAACTTACCTATACTGCCATTTAATAATTGTGCATACTGAACATTGTCTGCTTCTGGTGGAATATATTGATGTACAGCTATGCCACCTACTTTACCCTTAATTAATTGTCCAATTTCGCTATTGGCTTCTATAGTATATGTGATGCCATTTGGATTTGCTCTGAAAGTGTATAATCCGTTTTTCTCTTGTAGTGGTTGACTGAATAATAAGTCACCCCAGTAGAATCCTTTTCCCGAATATGATTTCTGTAACCCAGGCCATATTCTAGTAATGACATTAACTAAATCACCGCGCTCAATTCCTCTGGCTTTATCATAAGCTGCAAATGCTTGTGGGCTAGTTACATGGCCTGAACCATCTTTTTTATTGAACATATGTTTATCACAAACAATAAATTCACCATCAAGACCAGTACCAAATATCAATGCAGGATAGCCGTCCCATTTAATTGTAATAGCTCCTGGATTCTGAACAGTATCAACAATTGCTGTTAATCCTTGCTGGGCGCCCTGACCACCTGTGTGAAATACTAAATCCTCAGGATGTTCAACGTGAGCCTTTGTTAGTTCTTGCTCATTCAATGATTCCAGTCTAGTTACTAGACCTCTAATAGATTCAGTACTCATTATCTTTTGTAAAATCTACGAGTTTCGGTAACTTTAGGTTTCATGCTTGCTTGTGCATTCTTAGCTGCCAATTCTCGTTTGGCTGCAAAATCAGTTGGGGCAGGAGCATCAGTCATCCCGCCACGTGCAGTCATTGCAGCCTTCTCAAAGTCCTGTGAACGTTTATCAGATGGGTTTTGTTCTGGTGGCATAGTTTCAGGTCCACCTAACGATTTGTTCATTGCAGAAAATGCATTAGCCCCGACACTAGTATCTTTTGGTTGTACTGTGTTAGCAATGTTCCCCATTACACTAGAACCAACTGGGTCTTTTGTTCCGTACGGGCTTGTAGAATCTACATACTGTTGCATTGCTTTTTGATTCTGCTGAAGCTTAGTTGCTAAGTCTGTAGCCAAAGATGAAGTATTCATTTTGTTAGCATTGCTCTTGCCAGTCATTATTTCTTTGTACAAGTCAGAGTATTTTGTAGGATTCTGTTTATACAGAACCTTCATAGCAGATTTTGTAATCTCAGCTAGGTCATCTAATCTTTCAGGTCCTGTTAATTTTTGTATTTGTTTAATTACATTAGTAGTTGTTGGTTCTAACTGTGGTGCTGTCGCAGTTTGTTGTTGGGCCCTGCCTCCTGCTTGAGGACCTGCACCGTATTGTTGAGGACCTGCACCGTATTGTTGAGGACTATTTGAACCTTGTACATATCCTTGCTGATTAGCTGTTTGCTGAGACATTAACATATACATGTAATTTGCAAATTTATCAGGATTATTAGCTAGTTTCTTTAATTGGTCTCTTTGTTCATCATCAACTTTTGCATTGTACTTTGCTAGATATGAATCTACGTACTTGTTTGTATCAAACGGGACTCCTGATCTTCTAGCACTATCTTTGTTGAGTTTTAATTTTTGCTTTAAATCGTTGATAAATTTAACTTTTGTAGCAGATTGATTGGCAGGGTTTCCGCCATATCCGGTAGCTCTATATATCCCGGACCTTATAGCATCACCGATGCCTTCAACGATAACTTCTTTAAGTTTCATCCTTTTTCCTTAGGCTTTTACTGAATCTACCCTGATCTCGGGCCTTTATAGCACTAAGTAATTTTCGCTCTAGGATCTGCGCTTTTTCTGGATCATAATTTTTATTAATCATTTCCAATAAATTTATAGCACTAGTAATTATATTATGGGCACGGCTTTCAATGATATGTTTAGTATCACGATTATTACCAATAGCTTCTAATTCCTCTAGTAGGCTGCGAGTTTGTTTTTGCATGGGTATAGATATCCTATTTGTATTTATCATTTTTTCAGAGTATTCAGTAGGGCCTTGAGTTTTGCCCCCTGAACGTCAGCTACCACCCGATTTGTAACTGGTTCTATTTCCCCTGTATCTTTATCAATTGCTTCCGTAACTGTTGATTGGGGCTTTAATCTACTCATAATATCATTAGGACTTGGGCTAGGCTTGTATTTTGATTGCTGTTCAGCATATCCATCTGGATCCTCGTCTGTAATACGCATAGTCTCAATGTTGTATTCCAAATCAATTTTCTGCCCCACACCCGTCGAACTACGACTTTTCATACACTGAATCTGATATTTACCACGCTCACGCATACTACGGCTTGTAAAGATACCAAACACGTTATCTGCTGTGTTAATCTTACTGATACCACCTGCAATATGACTATGATCAAACTCAATTTCTTCAACTGCACTACGATTCAACTGACTAGCAGTTACCATGAGAATTCCCAACTCTTTTGCTAAGTTACGCAATTCTTCACTAACATACTTGTCTTTAATAAACTGATCGTTAGGATTGACTTTGACACTCACAGGCATAACTAGATCCAAATAATCAATCATCACAAAGTCAACTTTGATTCCAGTTTGAATCTGTACTTCTTTTAGATATGAACGAATATCATTGACATTGCTCTGTGCAGGTAATCCCTTAACACGATATTGTCCAGATTTCTTACCTGCTATTTTAACTCTTAATTCAGTGCCATCAATATCTTTACGGATATCTCTGGTACTCATCATAGTCAACATTGCATCAGTTCTTAGTGATGTTAATTCTTCACTCAATTCTAAACTGATGTAGACACCACTGAGTCCCATTTGCAACCAATTCAATGCAATGTTCATCATAACCAACGATTTACCTGAACCTGAACCACCTGCAAAGATGTTTAGTTCACCGCGACTAAAACCACCATACAATAGTTTATCCATCTGTGGCCAGCCCGTACTTTGTTGACCGCCTGCGTTGAAATATTTGTTAATACGGGCTTTAGGATCAGCAAAGTAATCTGTACCCATGTCACGTTGTAAACTGATTTGCACTGCTTCTTTGATTAGTTTCTCAACAGGGCCAAAGTCACCCTTCTCTAACAGATCGGCTGATTTAAGAATCGCTCGTTCTAATTCTTGTCGTTTAGTAAATGATTCAAATTCTTCTAAAAACCATTCAGTGTGTTTATCACCAAAATCTTCAATCAATTCAAGTTGGATACCTGTAGTTGCTTTGATTTGAGTAATATCCGGTAACAGACTATACTTCTCACTATATTCCTTCATAAACTCTGCCACTTTTCTTAGTGACCTGTCAAAGTTATCCGGATTCATTATATTCATAACCCTAGTATACAATTCTGCATTTGTTAGCATCATTTGTAAAAAGAGTCGTTGAATATCTGTGTTATATTCCTTTTGCAATTTTACGCCTCTGCATTTCTATTTTTATTTTACTATTTGTTTTATTTTGTATTATACTTAGTAACGTAGGCAGTTTGCCATATCTTATTACTGCGTCATTTACATCTTTAATATCAGTATCCCAATCAGGTAAACTGACTTGGTATCCCAATTCTAATGCTTTATCACATATCTTTAATCCAGTTGTATCCCTATCCGGGACCACAACTATTTGTTTGTTTAATTGTGACAATAACATAACTTGGTCAGTGCTTATGTCATTATGCATTAATGCAACACCATCAATTGATAGTGCATCAAAAATACCCTCTGTAACTATGCAAACACTCCAATCTTTATGTTGCTTGTCAATGTTGAATACATACCCTGGTTGTTGATCATTAATAAATTTAGGAATCTTATTATCAAGATACCTGCTAGTATTCCCTACTATTTCATTTTTATAAGTGTAGGGTATAACGATTCTATTTTTGTTTCTTCCCGAATCATTTGGCGTGACTACAAAATAATAGTCCTCTAAATTTATTTTTCTTTTTATAAGATATTCTATATATGTTTTATGATCAGGATTGTCAACATCTAATAATTCGCCACTTGGTAAAGACTTTGCTTTGAATTCAATTTTATGAAATTGTTTTTTGCCACTAAAGTCTAAAAAATCTTTGTGTCGTAGACTGTCAAGATTCCATCTTTGTATTTGTTCAGTATCTACTCCGCACCATAATAAAAACTGTCTTGTTTTTGGGAAGATAGGTTTACCTAATTCAAAACTACAATTAAACCCACAATTGAAACAATTGTATAACCAATGTTGAGGGCCCTCAAATTTAATCCCACCGCGAAATCTAGTATCAGGGCGATGCCCGTCGTGGGGACAACAGATAGCGTTAAAACTTGTCCAACCAATAGATGTTTGTCGTTTTTTACCTGGAATTAAACTTAGGATATCGAACATACTACTATAATAACATAGTATGTAATGTAAGTCAATATTATCTGGCTAATAATCCGGTTACATTACCTTGAGTGCTGACGAACTGCACACGAATATATGGGTGGAATCCGTCAATTGCATATCCTGCTGTCTCGGTAGCATCCAAGTATGCATGGGTATTTCCGATATTATACCAACCAGAATCTGGCAATGTAGACCCCTGAACCTGAACAGTTCCTGAATAACCATCCAAGAAAGGTTGGATAGTTAACAAACTATTGTTATTAGTACTCATTACACTACTAGTGTATGTTACTGTATTAGAATTAGGGATAGCATGACTTGGAATTTCTATATCCATTGCAGGAACAAAACTAGGTAAAATACTATCTACAATCTGTATAACGCCCCTAGCACTGGCTTCACTGTTAACAAAGACTGGTAGATCATATGTCCCGTCATTGATTTCCAAACTGTAAAAGCATTGTTGGATATCAATCATCTCTAAATCACTAGAATTAGTAACTAATTCAGCTATTCCAGTCAATGGTAAGGTAGCGGTTAATGCTTTGCGAAACAAGATTTCCTTACCTGTGTAATTAATCAATCTAAAAGTAATATCAAAACTACTAATATCTATGAATTTTTGTTCTTGGTTTAGAAACTGGAATTGAATAATGTTATCCACACCCTTGTTTAATGTTAAATTCTTAGCGTACACTATCTGGTACCTCCTGGTAGAATTACCACTGTACAAAACAACAACTTGTCTTGGCTTAAACTTATAAACATTTGTTGAATACACAATATGGCTCCTTTATACTATTTATAAAAATATATTGGGTAAAGATAATTGATAAATATTCCGTAACAATAATAATGATACATAACGAATTTTTCAAAAAACTAACAGAAAATCATCCTTTTATTACGGTATGTTCCTACGCTGGTCAAGACTACGTAGGTATAGTACAGAATAGAGATGATATAGTCACTACAATATATGACTATGGATCTATCATTCATCAAGATTTAAGAGAAAAATTCTTAGAACTTGGCGATATCTGGTGGTGGGAAAGTAATAGACTGGTACCTATTAATATGTTTCTTAAGGACGACTGGGTCGCTTTCAAACCATATATACGTACATTTAACAATAAAAGTCTTACTATCCTACATGGGCCCATATGTAGTATGCTGGAACTCAGCAAGCGTAAAAGTAAACGGAAATCAATTACATTGGTTAAGCGTATGCTCTGATTCAAGTAAATTCATATGTACAACTACCAAATGTGCATATGCTAAACTATGACTCTTTTTAAAGTGATATCCATCAGTGCCTTTATCCCAAACAGTTTGATTAACTGTCTTCCAATCTAATCCAATTAAGTGTTTCTTGGCAGGTCGAATGATAGCAAGAAACATAGCAAGTCTAGGTATACTGTTAATTGGCTCAGGCATCTTTTGCATACTGTTATAGTGATTGCTTAAGTGAATTAACTTCTCTACAAATACCCTATCATTCAATCTTTCCCATTTAGGCTCACTCATTAGTTCAGTTAGATGAGCCTCATCACGTACTTTGTCATATACATGAACATTCAACAAGTCTAATTTAATATAACCTCTGTTTTCAGCATCATTATAATCTATGTTTGCCATATTATTAATAGCATCATATGGAATATCAGTAACATAGATACCAGTAGCATGTTTACGTATTGGCTTGGCGTTACGCATTGCCGCAGGGATATGGTTGATATGTTCTAATATCTTATCTCTGTTGCCAAAGTCAATGTCAATGTCTGAGTTAAATTTCATTATATTTAGGGATGCAATTAGCTAGTGCTGATAAAAGAGTTTGAATCGGGAACACACTTTGTAACTTATCTGTACTTAATACACAATTGCTACGCGGAGCAACCACTGCTTGTTTAAATTCTTCTTTAGTAAACCACTCTTTATTGAAACCTAGTCTATCCGATAGATACTTAGTAGTAGTTGATCCTGGATTGCACACATTGTACAATCCTTTAGGTATTGTCTTATGATTGTTTGCAAACTCTACAGCAACTTTAGCCACATCAGGAACATAACTCAAACTATTTTCATAGTTAATCAATTTTTCATAACGTGCTAATTTACTGAATAGATTCTTAGGGTCATGGTCATCACTAAAAGGCATACGAATACGCAACAGATAACTCTTATTCATATAGGGTTCTAATAGTTTTTGTTCTAATGCTTTACTTCCACTATAGAAACTACCATTGTTAAAATTAAAATTAGGTTCATCAGTTTCACTATAATGTTTTTCATATCCTGTATATACGCAACCACTAGAGATATGTACAATAGGACATTTCTCTGACTGCTCTAAGAACAAAGGATACAATACATTGCCATCAATTGTTTCTTGTTTGTAAATCTCACAAGCATCTACATTAGGTACACCCGTAAACCCAGTAGCATTAATAATTGTTCGTTTACCAGCTGGTACAGGGTCACTATGCTTAATCCAAATATGTTCTAAATTTTGTTGTTCTAATTCTTTCTTTATCGCTTTACCGATATATCCATGTCCAATAAGTATAATCATTTTATAAGCTCCGGTGAATGTTGTGGGATACTAACTGTTTCGTCTTTCATATTTTCTAACTTTACAACTCTAGCCCGTAGTTCACTACTGCTATAGTTATGTTGTCTCTTATGATAGTGCAATTCAATGTCATTGTCAATACAATATTGCTTTCCGGTAAAATCTCTATTAACATATTCTTCACTTAGAAAACGAATATGAATAGTTTGGGTCATTAACATTTGTAGTAAATCGTATTCGGTCGAGTATACCAAAATTTCATCCACATATTTACATGCCTGCAATTGTACGTACCGTTCATATACACTTTGACATGGTTTGTTTTTAACGCCCGGTCTATCAATCGTGGGGTCAACTTGTAATGCAACTATTAAATAGTCGCACAATTCTTTTTCCATCTTTAACATTGTTACATGTCCGGCATGAAACAAATCAAAACTACTACAATTAAATCCAATTTTCATTTGTGTTCAACTAATCCTGCTTTTATTAATTTCATATATGCTTGCTGTACAACAATAGCCTGACGTTCAGCATCTTCTACCGCTTTGTGACTTGTAACATGTCCACCTGATTGTAACTTAACACCTGCTATTTCCCAAAGTGTTCTAGTATCTCTCATAGTCCAGAAAGGCCAGGGTATTGGATTAGGCTTGTCACTTGTTTGTCGCCATGCATGTTCCATTACAACCAAGTCAAATGGCGCACCATTACTCCAAACAGCACGACGGTTCCAACAAAACTTATAAAGGGTCTCCATGCACTCACTAAATGGTGTGCGTCCTGTGTCTCCCAATGCTTCTTCAAGTGCCTCAGGGCTCTGCTCACTCCACCATCGTAATGTATCTTCATTAATACTCCTATTGTAAATCTCTGTTTGATCCTCAACTGTAGGTCTTAATTCTAATCGTTCAGCAACGCCATTGCCTTTAGGATCAAATCGCACAGCACCAATAGTAAGTATAACACAATCAGGTGTTGTGTTCAAACTTTCAATATCTATCATTACATCATTTGCCATTATGGTACTCTCTTAAAATCTTTGATTTGAGAAAAGCTATTTTTAATATCATCACCTAAATAATTTTTTATATGATAATACACTACTTTGGTGTCAGGGGCAGGGGATAGATGATTTTCCCAAAGTTTTCGGTTATCTTCTATTTTAATCAACCCTTCTTTTACAAAATCTGGCCAGCTATCCATAACTTCTTCAAACTGTGAGAAAGTTTTTATAGAATATGACTTTCTAAAATTTTCTAATTTAGGATAGTTATTGTATGCAGGGTGAGAGGTTCCAATATTCAAGTCAATCCAGAATGCTACTGCAGGGTAAATGTCCTCATTTTTATCATATGAGTCCCTTACGCAACATTGTATATCATAAAAATCACCATCACAAAAATGCTCTATTATCCCAGAGTAAATCAAATCTATTTCATGTGGTTCACAATCACCATTGTCATGGAATTCTTTAAAGACATTCTTACCTTTACGTTTACTATATTCCTCACATAAGTCTTTCATCATATGGGGACCTTTTAAAATTTCAAACAATTCGTGTTTTTTGATTTCTTTCATCATATAAAATTATTGTTTCCAGAGTTCATACATAGTTTTAAATTTGTCATCCCACAGTATGATTGTAACATTTCCTGAGGTTAAAAGAAAGTCCCAACCTACACCTCTTTCCCCGAAATTACGTCTACACCACTTTACAATATCGGTTGGATCTTCTTTTTTCTTTTTACAGTCATATACATATTGTACTTTGTCACCACGACCCATATAAGTACGGTCATGGATCACATAATCAATTTCATCTTCTCTGATTGGTAGTGGTACAAATGTACCTGAAGGTTTCATTATTGCCATTTTAATCCATAATAAGTTGCTAATGATTCTTTGTAAAAGTAAAACAGTACAAAACTAGATTTTGGTGGTCCGTTAAATCTATCCTGTATGCTAGGGTAATATTCAAAATCAAAATCTACACCCTGCACATAACCGGCTGCACGTAATTCACTAGCTTTTTCCATTGTCTTTGCCGCAGATATTTCTAGTCTAAGATTAATCACGATGAAAACTTTATTACAAAAAAAGTAGCCAATTTTTCATCTTCTAATGTTAGAGTCCAAGTACTTGGTTCACTATACCTAGAATAACTCTGACGTTTAGCAACCCATCCCTGTCCACCAATACTATTATGTATGTAGAACATTCTAGGACCTACGTTCTTTACTAGCCATTTCTCCTGTCTCGCAGTTAGACTACCTTTAAGATTAATAGTTATTGCCATCGTAAGTTAATAAATCAAATAATGTAGCGTATTGAGTTTCAGGTTCCATATGAAACCCTTTCCCCCATACCACCCAAACTCTACGTTTGTATAGTTTTTGCCAAGCTAATCGTTTACCCGTGATTGTTTTTTTAGGAAAAATAACAAATGTTTCCCTCCAAGGATAGCAACCTGCACCGTCTTTAATAATCGTATTATACCTCATAACCATCTTAATTTAAACCACATACGATGTTTCTCATCATTGACTCGCCAAACGTCAGTGCCCATCATAGTACCTTGATATTCTATCTCAATGTTATGCTCACTGCACCAATCGTAGAGTTCTTGTCTTTTAGTATAACTTATATCAACATCTATAGTGTCAATAACTCTAACATAATTGCTACCTGCCCATTTCCATTCATGTAAATTAATCATTGAAACCTCAACAGAAACCATTCACAATCTTCCTTGTCTCTAAAAAAAAACTTAGCATTGTTAGCATACCATCTTTCATTTGGTGTCCATACTCCCGGCTTATTTTCTGTGCCGCTAGGTCCAAACGTAGAAACACACCATGCTAGCATATCATTCCATTTTCCGCTAGATACAATCGGAGTTACTTGATAGTAGGGAATACCATACACACTACCCATACCATCATAGTTCACACTACGCATTGCGGCCCAGCCACCGTTAGTTCCAAACAACATCTCTTTATTAGTCAATCGTGTTTTCTTAATCATACCCATTTCAATGCAAAATACATTGCATCCTTTTGATTACTAAATTTAAATATAGCTTTATTGTGAAAGTAAATTCTTGCAACATGACCTTTGCATTTTTTCCTGCACCATTGATAGGCCCTTACTACTTTTATATCATGCTCTAAATATATCTCATTTGGTTGAGCATAGATAGTAATATGATGAGGGTGGCCGCGTTCGGCTTTGCGTCTTTGTTTACTGTTCATGTCCACCTCAATGCAAATAATGTGGCATCTTTACCGTCTTTAAAATAGAAATGAGTTTCATCATAAATATAAACCATGTTCCAATGACCTTTATATTGACCACACTTTTCAAACACCCATCTTTCAATTTCTGGACTAATTCTAGATTCATCTTTGTGTATCACTATTCTATGCGGCCATAAGTCTTTGTTAAGTATTCTCATATCCACCTCAAGATAAACCATTCGGCTTCTTTTATATCTTCAAATATATAGAAAGAACTTAATCTGCGCCACTTACCTGGGCAGTTTTCCATCAACCAATGAGTTACATCAACTGCATGAAAGTTATCCTTGTAAAAGAATTCTACAGATGTCCAGCCTATATCCTTCAATAAATCTACCATGATGCCTTCATCTATTTCTTTAGCTATATCTTTAGCTAGCATGTCTGCTATTTCATCTTCTAGTGGCATTGTCATCCCCATCTTAATTCAAAATGAATAGCGTCACGTTCATCATAGAAATAGAATTCCATATTATCTTCTCCGGGATGCCACTCAAATCTAGTTCCCGGCAACCCAAACTGTTCAATTGCCCATATGCAGATTTCATCCCATATAGGAATATCAGCACGACCCTGAGTCCAACCAAGTACTACTTTAGTAACCGGCTTGTTTAAGGGTGTCTGTAATTTGTTTTTTAAGTTCTGGTTCACGATGAAACTTCAATGCCCACTGTTCTGGATTAATGTAATCATTGATTATTTTAACATGATCTGGATTTAATGTCTCTAGAAAACGGACACCACTCTCACTACAATACAACAGCCATGGACTTATTTTACCATTGCATATCAATTGACATACTCTATTCATGTTTCCATATCGCAAATAGTCTTTGGGTAAGATGTTATCTTTTTCTGCCCAATCAATTGTAGATTCTACGCTACGATGTATTGCATCAAACGCATCTTCCTTACGCAAATAGTCAATCAAGTATTTGGTATAGTTAGTATCGGTGGCCCAGTTATCAAGTTTGATACTATTTGCTAATAACCAATCTACATATCGGGGAACATTAAGAACATTACTGCCTACACAATATGTGCCAAATTTAACAAAAGCAATGTAGTATGCACTTTTGATGAACTCCTCATATGTTTTTACTTTTTTAGATGCTGAGTGTTTTTTGTAAAATTGTAGGAAACTTTGAAAGCCCATTCGGTTACTTTGTTTGTCTTTTTCTAACCAGCGATGTTTTGTTTCGCAGATATGCGTTACTAGAGTTTTTTCTCTAATAAAATTACGATTGCAAAACTCACAACTAAACGCTGGTTTAGTTTCCTCGATTTTCTTCATCTCTGCGGATATCTTCTTCTGTTACTAAACTGCTTAACAATTCTATATCTGTGTATTTCAAATCAGGATACTGTTTTGCAAGATAGGTTTTCTTTTTATGCTCATTCACAAACTCTTTGCTTATCTCTTGCAAACTACCATCATCTGTTTTTGGATATACTTTTCCAAAATAATCTTTAACATCTTTTTCTTTAGGCGTTTCTTTCAATTGACTTACTTTGGTTGATAGATGGGGTATCCATTGATGAAATTGTTTACCTAATCCTGGACTGCTTGCACACAACATCAACCATTGTAACTTAGGATGTTTTTGTACGTTCTCATTGAATAAGTGTATGTTAGCATGATAGTCTACACTACGCACATAATATGCTTGTAGTCCACTATTTGCTTTTATTTGACTCATCCAATGTGTCATCATATAAGGAACAAATTTCCGTTGTTGTTCTTCTGTTAGCCTATCTATATAGCTATAGTCTTTCTTGTCTAATGCAATTAATGCATCAAACAAATCAAAGTCTTGTTTTTCAAACTTTTCTTCTACTGGAGTTTTCTTTGTTGCCATTTTACCAAGACTGTTGATAATCTACTATTTCACAATTACGGCTAATCTCTTTTACAAAATAAACACATCTAGGTTTCTTTTCATCGTCAATTGGCACACACAGAAACTGTCCGTTCTTTAACCTAGGTGCATACCAAGTTACATCATGGTATATGTCTATAATCTCAATATCAGGAAAGCTAGGACGAAATGCACTTAGTGGGTTGAATTCAAATGCTTTAAAGCCCCTATCATTAATGCTTGTCAAGGGTAATGTTTCTAAATCACCTATCTCAGGTTCGCCAATTAGTATTTGCCAATCTACAGGCATTTTGATAGTCTTGTCACCTATACGCAATACTAGTGCAGGGCTATTAAAACTTTCTAAAAATATCAATGGTATGTAATGATAGTCTACATTTTGCGGATTGCTATTATCAAGGATAGCAAATCTTAAATCATCTACTTCTTCAGGTAGAGTTTCAAGATTGTAGTATGTATTGTCAAGGGTTAAAATTCTCATGTTGTTATTATATCACTATTTTATCTGTATGTCAACTTTTCCATGTCAAATGGGTAGTTTGCATCCTTATAGAATGTCTTTCGTTGCGTTAAGTGTCTTTTGGCAAATTTACAGGAGCTTGTGATATCCCATATTTGGACAAAATCTTTATCTTCCGCTTTTCTGATTCCTCGACCAATCGATTGGATAACCCTGACAAAACTTTTGCCAGGCTCAATAAGAACCAGATTAAAAATTCTTGGTATGTTAATGCCCACCGCTGCCACACCGTACGTGGCAACAATAATCTTGTTTGTGCTGGTGGCAATTTCATCGTATTCCTCTTTTCTTTCAGTCATGTTTGTATTACCTGAAACAAATACTGCGTCGGATAATCTGTTGATTAATTCTTTACCTGCATTTACTCTATCAACTAGTATCAATGTATTGCCACTTTCTTTCACTTTTAAAATCAATTCAGCAATAGCATCCAACCTATGCGGGTCCTCAAGCAAATGTTTTAACTCACTTTGATAGTTTGAGAATTCTACTTCATCTTTTAATTGTACAATGTTTACATGACATTGTGCAAGCACACCTTTTTCTTGTAGTTCACTTGCACTAAGTTTATTAGTTAAATTACCTATGCTTACATACAGTGATTGTGCTTCAAATATTGCTTTAGGGATTGTTCCAGTCAAGCCCCAACGAATTGGAATGTGACTCATTACCCCGGTTAATAGTTCTTTTAGTACCTCAGCCTTGGCCATGTGAACCTCGTCAACCATGACACAAACAACACCTTCAATAAACTCTCCGATAGATACTTCTGCTTCACCTGACTTGGTATTCTTTAACATGTTACCTAGACTTTGCCAAGTACAGATTGTATGCGTCTTTCCATATTCTTTTCTATCACCAAAGTATACACCAACATCTAATCCTAAATTAATGTAGTCTGCTTCTGTTTGTACAACCAAACTCTTGTTAGGAACGATGACAATACTACGACCATAGTTCTCAATGCTATAACTCAATGCCGCAGTCATTAGTGTTTTTCCTGCACCCGTTGCTACTTCTTGTATTGATTGAGGGTTAGCTAAGAATTCGTTTACCACCGTAAGTTGATAATCCCTGAACTTGACGGGTTCACCTTCTTTAGGATGACCTTTTGACCAACTACAATGACTAAAAGTATCCTCTTCAATCTGTTTAAAATTGAATGTTGTGCTGTATGTCCGCAAATCTTCCAACTGAATGTCATACCCTGCACTATCTAGGATGGGGAGAATCTCTGGTAATAGGTTTACAAATGTACTACCACCTAGACTAAAGAAACTGATTTTGCCATTCCAACGTCCTAATCGGACACTTGGCAGATACCTCGCACCCGGTTTCTCGTATTCAAATTTCTTCATCAATGCTTTGCGGTCACCTAGTTCTAGACCTTCAATCTTTACATTGACTTCATCTTTAATTATTAGTTTACATTCTCTCATTGTATTGTTACCGGGTCGTTGTTTACTATGTGTATCACTTTACTGGTGCCATAAGCATATTTTAATGCGTAATTTGCTGTGGCCACCTTGCCAGTTATCAGTACAGGAAATTCGTATTGATTTATATCACTGAGTATCTGTGTATCTTTATTCCTAATAACACATGTTATTTTATTTTCTATCAATGACTTAGCCTTATGTAGATAGCCTATCTTAAATGATTCATTCAATATAATCAGATCAGGTTTTATCTGTAACAGATAATCTACTAATTTTTCATCTCGGTAATTGAATTCAACTATGTCATTTATTGCAAAATCAATTTCTGCCTGTGAAAACTTGTTTAAGTATTCATCAATCACAGACTGATCAATATTGATTCCGGATCGTTTCAATCTAGGTAGTAACGCAATATCAATTTCAAAAGATAAATGTTTTATAGCCTGTTGCAATGCATTTGAAGTGGCAACTACATAGAAGTTGTTATTTATATAACAGAATGTAGGGTTCCATATTTTTGCATCATATGCATAGGTAGAATCCAACATAGAGTTTATATTGTCACAGTAATTAATTTTAGTGTAATGTTTTTCAATAGATGCCTTAGTGACCTTTAGTGTATAACTATTTGCTGGCATTCTCCAAAATCTATCTTCTCTATTCCAAATAGGATTTATTTCTAAATTTCTGAATTCAGAAACAAAATCTTTTTTATATGGACTACGCAAAATCAATTCATCATCAACCAATAACAAATGCACTTCGGTGAATTGAGGTAAACTTGGAATAGGAATGTTGTCCCACGGCAAGTTTAACAATTCATCAACATGAATTTCTAATTTTTCTATTTGTTTTTTATATCTAGATGTAATCTTATCCAGCAACGATGCTTGATTAGTAGTCAATGGTTTTTTATTTACCAAATGCATTGTTTCTAAGTTGGATAGGAACCTTTTATCATAAGTACCTAACTTTATTGTTGATACAAGAAAATAAATTAATTGTTCTTTAGTTTTCGGTTTTGATATCATCTAGTTATTATAATACTTATACATGGATAAAGCAAACACAAAGGCAAAAAAAGGAGACCGTAGTCTCCAAAAATAGGGTGGGGACTTATTGACATTGCCCCGGCCTTCACACGGCGTTAAACTTTCATGCAAGTTGCCTTAGCAAGATTCTGCCAATTGCTCGGACTAATCTTGACCAAGTCTGCAACCTTCAATGCCATACGCAAGGACACTTCACGCAATTTGTTGTGATTGTCCCACATGTAACTCATAACTTCCGATGATTGTTCATCGGATAAATCATAGTCTTTGAACAGACCGCCATCAGCATCACGATGGACCTGTTTGATACGCAACATTTTGTCACGTTCACTGTTGATAGTGAGGTCCAGATAGTGACAACGACTTTGCAATGCATCCAAGTGAGCCTTGATTTTGTTGCTACGACGGTCAGCAAAATTCAAGTTAGTGATAAAGATCACCGAGCCATTGAAGTTGAAAGTATTAGGGATACCTTCTTCACGCAAAATGCGACTGTCTTTGTTCCAACTGATTCGGCGAGTTTTGCCTGAATCCAAAGCACCTTTCAACACATTCAATGCATCAGGGTCTTCCCAAATGTCGCAGTCATCAAAGACCAAAACATTCTTGCTGTCAGAATATTTGTACAGTTTAGAGAACAAACCAATACCTGACATTGCACCTTTCACAATGTCAAAGCGAGGACGCTTGCCTGCGATTTTATCAAACAAACTTGCTTTTTCCATTTGCAAAGAGACACCGTGTGATTTGCCGACTCCAGGGGGACCTGACACAATCATAGCACGAATGTTGCCTGCAATACATGCGGCACTCATTTCATCAAGCACATTGAATCGGCTAGCAATGCGATCCATTGCCTCTACCTCAGACTCAGTAACCTCTGGTTCAACTGCAACAACAGGCTCAGTGCCTGACACAAATTGCAAATCATTTTGCGTATCAACATTAACCCTGATAAGACCACTACGTCCCGGGAATTGACCTTCATTTTTCACTGTAACAAACCCACCTTTCGTACCTGTTTGATACCCTTTCACCAATGTGAACACTTGATTAGCAATCGGCTGATTGCGATATGTGCCAGAAACAATGCGAACAGTAGACATTTAAACTCCTATATTAGTCACTGAAAAATACAATTATACACCCTAGTTGATTTATTGTCAACCGTTTTATGCAAATGTATTTGTAGTACTTTCTTTTACAACCTTAAAGGCTTCTAATGTCTTTTTAGGTTGTGCCAAAGGATTCTTTGCTATAAATTGCATCATTGCAAAAGAGGTCAATCCTAAAAATTTACCTTCTTTAGCTATCACGTTGAGAGCGGTTTCCAATTTCATTAGAGTTCCTTTAATCAATCAATACATGTATTATATAGCCAAAGTGATTTAATGTCAACCTTTTACTAGATGCCATTTATCAACACTAAAGTATTCAAAATTGTCTATTGTGCGTCTACAAAAAGAACCATTAACTTGTAGTACTTTTGTATTAAGAAACATATCATTCCAAATATGTTCTAAAGGATTACTAAGTTGAATACTAATTAGTACACCAGCATTTAGCTTAAGATCCTTGAGCCAATATTGATTAGTAGTAATTCGTTTAGTTTTTCTAACTATCATCTTCAATGGTTGCAATTCTACAGAAAGTTTCAATAGTTTAGGCTTGTTTTCTTTGTCTAATTTTTTAAAGTTTTGATTTGCATCAACTGCACACCGAACTTCATCAATGTTAACATCGTACTCATAAAATATAGGTAGATAGTATGCTAAGCCTAACATGTTTTCTCTAACCATACGACCATCACCATGTACAAATGTGTTTAGATCCTTACGATATGCGGTCATATTCGGATTGTCATTTCGCAATGTTAACATCATAATTTTTTTACTGTAGTAGTCACGAATTTTCTTAGCCATTTCAATATCGGCATCGGCGACCTTACTAAACAATTCATCCTGTAATAGCTTGCCTATACCTGAGTGACCATTATCACGTAGTCTTTTCCAAGCAACACTTAATGCTAGTACATCAGTTGGTGTTTCATATACTTCATACTTTTTGACATGAGGATGCAAATTGTTTTCCGAAGAAAACATAAATGATCCATTTAACTGAGCCAAAGGTTGAATTGCGTGTAACTGTTTAGGTGTAAGTGATGTATTTGTTAAACTAACTGGGCTAAGGTTAACAAAATTATTTGATGTTATATTTGAATAACTCATATTGAAATATCTTCCATTCCTGCTGTGCGTAAACGCACGATATGTCCCATCTGCCATTGTTTGGCTTCAAGACCCTTCATAATACCTAACCAACGATTACGCAAATATGCTACTTCGTTGATTAACGTTTCATAATCGATTACCTCGTCTTCGCCGTCTACATACTTTTCAGCATCACGGCTTGTCAATGCTCTATTATACGCTTCTAAATATTTTTGAAAATGTTTTCGGCGAATTTTCCGTAATTGAATATTTAGGTAATTTAATACTGCTTCAATTTCTTGAAGTTGATTGAACCTATGTTCCGTAACGCCGGGCAAGGCCGCAATGTTCTTTTCTACGTTACCGTAAATCTTAACATCACTTTTTGCTGAACTTAATTCTATTTCATATTGAGATATGAAATCCGGTATTACAGTTAGGTCACTGCTAATACGGGTATACCAATTCATTTAATCCCACTCGTCGGTATCTTGTTCTTCTTCTTCGTATTCTTCATCTTGGAAATGCTGTTCAGCATAACCTTTTAACGCAGTAGTGATATCTTTGTCCTTAAAGGTATCTTTAATTTCATCGACCTCATAATTGTTATCAATCAACAAATTGACTAATGTATCTGCGGCATCACCGCGATCAATCAAATCAATGTGGTCACGTAGTGCATCCCAAACTTCGGCAATCAAATCTAGTTTCATTCTTCAGGCTCCTCTGTTGCTTCAGTACTTAGCTTTTTTCCATGATTTTTGCTAAACTCTTCCATGACTTTATCTAAGCAACCACCTTCATTTGACTCCCAACCTTTACGGAACATCTTTAATATTTCTCCGTCATCAGTTGTATATGATAAACGATTACCTTCTTTAGTTAAGAGTTCGTTCTTCTCAAACAAATCAAGCAGACCACTATACGGGTTCATACCAGTTTCATATGGAATCTTAATCTGCAATGTTTCAAAAGGTTTAGAATATCGTGTTTTCATAATCTTACATGCGGCACGAATACCTTTTACTTCTGAAACTTTGTTACCATCTTCATCTTCTTTGAGTTTGAGTTTCTTCATAGCAACAAGAATACTACTTGCATAGACAAAGCCTTGTCCACCTGACACTTTGTCATCTGGATCAAACATATCCTGACTTGCGTATGTATGATTAGTTGCAACCATACCGATGTTCAAACTTCCGAACATGTTAACAGAGTTACGAACAAGAGCAGCCAATGCTTTAGGCTTACGACCCATGTCCCCCTTCATATCACCTGCCTCAAACTGATTTACATCAGTTGGAGTCAATAACATTCCCAAGCTATCAATGACAAACAATACTTTAGGTCTGTCTTCTTGCGGGAGTGTTTTATAATCAGTCACAAATTTACTGATTGTCTTGGCTACATCATCAATCATAGCCATGTTTAGTTTTAATAGTTTACTTTCTGAGGTATCAACACCTAAGGCGTGTAACCATTTCTCATCTAATGCGTTTTCCGAATCAATGAGTACAACAAAGATACCTTGTTGTTGAGCATGGCGTACCAAGTTTCCAGAACAGATAAAACTTTTCCCAGAACCTGACTCTCCAGCAAATACAGTAACTTTGCCCAATGGTACACCTTTATTAAAATCACCACTAATAAGATAGTTAAGTGCGTAATTTCCTGTGTTAATCCAATCAGTAGGGTCGTTAAATCCAATGCTTAATCCTTCTATACTTTTTGTTATTTCTTTTCTAAATTTACTTACGTCAAATGGCTTACCCAATTTTATCTCCAATCATCTTTCCATTAGTATACACGCTAAACGGTTGTTTATCAAGTAACTCGGGACAATTATCCGCAATTGCATCTAATTCATAGTCAAGGGGATAATGTCTCAATGCCGCTCTTGCGCGGTCACGAACTATACTAGGAACTCTGGGTGTTTTGCCAGGGTCGCATAGTTCTTCCAATAATTTTTTACCTTGCTTAATGGCTCGGTATCTTTCATCTGGTAGTGTCATAACTTCTCCTTAATAGGGAGAGGTTTCCCTCTCCCATTTCATTTAAGCAGTTTTAGTTTGACGGGCACGAATCATTGCTAGAATGTCCTGTGCCTTATCACTACTAGGAGTTGCTTTTGGAACTGTGATCGGTGTTGAAGCCGCTTCTGGCTCATCATCTGACCACGGTGCTGACTCTACAACGGGTGCTGATGCGGGGGCGCTGGTATCAGCAGGCGCTTGTGTTACTACCGCATTTGACCCACTAGGAGCGTCAAGACCATATGGTCTATAATAATTACCCCAACGTTCATTGTCGTAAGGTTGTCCATCTACGCTTGCCTCAAACATTTCTTTGATAATGCGTAGTTCTGCTTCACCTGGCTTCTTAGGCAAGAAATCAGACATATTGAACAAACCATGTGCTTCAATCGCTGCCATTTCTGCTTCGGTCAATGCACTTTCTTTACGTGCCCAATTACTTGTTGAGTAATCTGCATAACCACCTTTACTTGTTTTCTTAACGTTGAAGTCAAGACCACGCATATAGTCAGTTGGCAATTCTTCCATCTCAGGGTCCATCAAACTTGATTTGATGATTGTAAAGATTTGTGGACTGATAACAAATCTACGAATTGGATTCGCAGGTTGCTTGTCATCACCTAGTGGATTTTGACGAACAAAACCTTGGAATAGATAACTACGTTTCTTCCAATACTTGTTTGCCATTTCTTTCAAACTCTCGTCTTTATACCAGGGGCGAACTTCTGCCAATACTGGACATGTTGATCCGTCATTGTACATTTCAACGCAAGGTACTTGTACTTGAATTTGTTTTACGTTTGGATCACCTTTAACACCATTGAATGGTAGTTTGATGATTTGACGTTCTACCCAGAAGAAAGTATTCTTACTATCTGCGTCTGGCAACAAACGTAAAGTAGCTGTAGTACCTTCGTCCATATTCCAGTGGGGGTAGATTGAGTTGTCAGATTGTTGGTTGCTTGAACCAGTTGACTTATTTTCTTGTGCCGCGATACGGGCACGAATTTCTGCTAATGAGGCCATAATATTCTCCTTATTTCATTAAGATGGTCTTTGTTTAATATTCGCCGTTTCCCTATGAAACGACTAACACATGATGAAGTATAACATACTTTTCTCACATGTCAATAGTATTTATCCCAATTGAGGGTAAATACATTTTTTTCTAGTGTTTTTTGAAGATTTCTGGTAACCCAATAACGGTGTCTAACATTCGTTCATAGGTTTCATCTAGGCTGGTTGCTGTGAATAGGTCTCGCTGAGGATCAGGACCTTCCTCTTCCAAGTTGTAATAAATCACATCTAGGAAGTCATTCATAATCTTTTGAGATACTTCTTCTAGTCTATAAAGATAAATTAAATTATCTTGTATTTGGTCAACAATTTGGTCATCATTGTATGTGTTATTGATATTGGGAAATCTTCGTTTGAACATCTTCACAACTACCGGTGTATTGTTCTTTAGCCAACTTTTATATTCAACATCTGAGGTTCTTATATCTTCGTTTACTGCAACATTTTTTTCATCATCTGCAAATGTAGACAAATCAGGGCCGCCCAATCTTTGTGGGTTTAAACGAACAACATTATCAGTTCTTGGCTGGGCACTGCCAGGTTGTGCTAATATATTTTTTACATGTGGCATAATGATGTTCAACTTTTTGGCTGCTCTTTCTGCTTCTACTGTCTTAGCATCTAAGTCACGAAAAATTACTTCACTAGTAGATTTTATTTGATCCATTTTCTGTTGCATGTCTTTGATATCATTAGCTAATGGTGCATATTGTGCTCCCATTTGTGATACCTTATCTCTGCTTTTCTTTATACTAGTTTTGAATCTTTCTTCTTTGGCTGCCAATTCTTTTTCAGTAGTTTCTAGTCTACCCATGACTTTATTAAACATCCCGTCATCAACTGATTGGCGTTGGTCTAATGAAGATAGCATTGATTGAATTTTTGATATCTCTTTGTTGTCTACTGGTTGTGATTTAATCTTATTAATTTTATCACTTAGTTCTTTGAATTGTCTGTCATCAATGCCAGGTTTATTTTCAAGTTTCTGCAAATCATCCAACATTGACTGTACTTTATCAGCACTTGCTTTTGCTACTTGTTGTTGAATCTCTCCTGCAGGCTTTAACTGGGCACTGAGTTGTTTTAGTCTGTCTAATTCCTTGCCGGTATCTTGTGCAATTCTTTCATGGTCATGTAATTCTTGACCTAACTCTTGTACTGTACGTGATAATTTTTCATTTTCACGTTTTTGCGAATTTATTAACTTATTCTGATTTAAGTTCATTGTATCGTTGTCATTCATTTTATCTGCAACATACAAATTCAATGCTTGCTCTGGACTACGATCTGGATACTTTCTGCTTGCTTGATATTGAATATCTTGATTACGAGCCAATGGTCTATCTTGTATTGCCTCACGTGTGACAATACGATTAGCCCAAGACTCTAATTCAAGTAATTCTTTCATCATTGAAGTCCTGATAATTTTCTAATACTTGCCAAATCAGCACTTTCATCAGTTTTATGTTCTGGTTTTTGTTGTGTTTGTTTAGCTTTCTTTTCAGCTTCTTGTTTATGTGCTAATTGTTTAACACGCTGTAACATTTCGGCCCATTCATCCGGTGTATAACGACCAGCAATTAAGCCATCATCTCTTTTGCCTTCATCCACATCTTTCTTCTTAGGTATCTCTGGAAAGATTTTGTTTAGTATCTCTTCGCCATCTTTAGTTACTTTTTCAGGAGTAATTAATTTAGCAGTGTATTCCTTTTTAGAGGCTTCGTCATTGCCACCATCACGTCCTGGAGGAGTTTGGCTCTTGTCCATTTCTGTTACGCCTTTTTGTTTGTCCCACTCTTTGTCAGTCTTTACATTATGTTCTTTGCCACCGGCACCAATATCAGCAATTCTACTACCAATTTCTTTTTTAGTTTGAACTACTGCTTTGTTATTCTTATCAATTTTCTTATTGAACATTTTAGCAAAATCAGGCTTAGCTTCTAATATATCATCTTCACCTTCAGTTACACTATCTGCCCATTCTTCTAATTCTTTAACTTCTGCAATCTCTGCTGTTTCAGTAATGTTCTTACTTAATTTGCTTAGTATGGGCATTACACTTTCAATGCGTGGATCCAAACTGCTAGACATAAACATCTCGCTCAAGTCAGTTTGTTCTTCATCTTCCATTAATGGAGGATTGTAATTGTTGAAGTATTCTGTGTAGCCACGCTTGCCTGACATTTTATGTAATGTTTCACGCAAACTAGCATAATGATTGATTCCCTCTACAACTAATTTCTGTGCAGATTCGTTGAATTGTTTATTGCGTGTGGCTCTAACAAAGCCTGCCATTTTGCCATATTCTTCACATAGACTTGTAATGTGGTGGCCGCGTTCATCATAAGGGGTGCCACCTTCTGCAATATGTCTAGCATATACACGTGCTAGTCCGGGTTTATTTGTAGGGACTAAAAATCTTTCACCATTTGTATTCTCAACAAAGATTTTTGCAATATTGCGATATCGTTGTTCACCTTCTTCAATCTGCTTAGTGTGTTGCAGAATGATTTTTGTAGTAGGTACATTATCGCTATAGCTGGCTTTCTTGCCCATTGCGTAATATGCCTCATTAAGTCCTTCAGATTTAGTATGTTCACGTTTTGCCATATCGGGCTCCAAGTCATCTTGGTCGCTTAATTCAAAACCAAGTTGTTTATTCTTTGCAAATCTTTTTAAATGCTTTAGTAGATGAGTAAATGATTCTCCATCTTCTGCTGATTTGGGGCTACTAGCAACATCAGCACCATAATAAAGTACCAATCTATGTAGACCGTCAATTGACGCTGTAACTTTACCGTAGTTTTCGCCATCCTTGATAAAGTCAAACTGAAACACTTCAGCTTCGTCAGGAATAGCTACTTTTTTACCTGCACTGGTATACATGTCCGGACGATATCCCCTACTTTTAAGGATTCCGTATAGGTCACGATTGATTGATTCTTGTTGTACTGGCATAATTTATCTCGTAATTATATATTTATCAATTATCCAAAGACTGCGTAAAAGGGCAATGGCTCTATAATTTCGTCATGGTCACGAATATGCTGGTCTAAATCATAATTAAAGTCGCTAATTTGCTGTAACATGCGTACAACTAACAAAGAACTGGTAACTAAATCATCAGACTCTCCGATTTTAGCCTGATAACTACCACCTAAGGCTACAAAATTCTTTAATTCTGATACCAAACTACGACTACTAACGGTCATCTTCTTACTCTCTACTAAAGTTTTGAATTTAGCACACGCTGTTAATTTAGACTTGTTGGTTGTATTGAACCCGCGTTTTTTCTTACCGGGCTCACTAGTAAATACGCCCGGGATATTATGATATCCGTATTCGTTTAATGAGACTAATGCTGCCTCACCTACACCATTTACCTCTACTGAATAATACAAGTTATTGGGTTCACCTGTACATTCAGCAATATACTTGTTTATTTGTGCTATTAACTTAACTTGGTTTGGGATATCGGTACGATTGTGTTTCCACTCCCCTACTTGTGTAGTGGTGTTTGCTTCATAAATCTGTATTGCCGCATTGTCGCCACCAGTACCAACAGCAGGATCTAATGCTACAATGTAGATGTTACCCTTTTCAGGCTTCTTATACCAACGAATTTGTCCTTGACGATAATCAGGTTCTCTTCCCTCTAAATCTAACAATGTAGTAGCGTTAATCAATGTCTCATCCGCGATAATGAACTCACAACCAATCTCTCGTCTAAATCTATCTAGACCTAATTGTGACTTCATCTCCTCCGCCCATTTATCATCACGGTCGGGATGCTCTTGCCAATAACTACGATATGCTTTGAATCCGTTAACGCCCACATCCGTTTTGTTTCCGAATTCATCTTCTGTTTTGTTAGCACCTTTCCAAATCAATGCGAATTGGTCTTCATCACTGTTTGGTGTACTTGTGATAATACATTTACCACCTGTTGCCAACGTCGGTGCCATAGCAGTCCAGAATTCTTGTGCAATGGTTGGTCGGACAAAGGCAAATTCGTCAGCATACAATAGTGATATAGACATACCACGACCTGTATTTTCAGTAGTTGTTGCACTTACAATACGACTACCGTTCTCAAAGTCTAATGAGCCTTTGTTGTATGTTGTTACACCTGCTTTGATGTGTGTTGGGCAATTTTCGTATGCATAACGAATACGTTGCATAATCTCTTGTGCGCCTGTATACTTGTGAGCGGCAATAAGAATTGTTGAGTCTGGTACAAACATTGCATACCAAAGTAGATATCCGGCTGCACTTGTTGATTTACCTGTTTGACGAGGCATCAAACTGATTGAGTAGCGATATTGATGATATGTATTAATTAGTCGTTTTTGATAATCCCAAGGATGATACACCATGCTACCGCGTGTAGGATGTTGTATATAGAAAAAATTATCTAAGAAATACATTGGACCTGTTATAGGGTCACAACATTTTATGAAATCGTCAAGCTCCTTTTGCGTTTCAAATTTAGTTTTTACATAAGGGTCTTTTACTAGAGTTGCAGGATTTGCCATATAAATATTTATTGGAGTCGTGCTATTTCAATACTAATTAAGTAGGTGTATACAGAGGAGGAGTACCTGAATCGTAAGTAAAGCCTGTTATTACACCATCGTCGGCCGCACACACATAGTTCCATAATATATCATTATCTGGTGTAGTTCCACTATTGAGTTGGTTACCAGGCATAAGGATTTGTCCACTACTAGCCGAATATCCACCGGCACCGTATGGGCAAGTAACATTACTAAAAACTCCACCGGTTAGGGTAAAACTGATTGTGGCTTCACCGTAGGTAAAAATCAAATCCTCGTATACCACTGGGGTTGCCCAAGGGCGGCCTTGAACTAGCCCGCCTGGATTTGGATTATCTACAACAACATTACCATCGTATTGAGTGGGCAATTCGTCAATATAATAAGTTGGGTATGGATTAGATAATTCTATTCTTTCTAATTGTGCTAATTCTAACTTAGCAACTTGTCTATCTTGTAATGTTGTTAAGCGAGAAATTTTATTATGAGTTCGTAGACTAGATCCTTCTACAATTCCATAAGAAGCAATTGTATTTGCGATATCTAATAATTCTTCGTTAAATACTAGGTCAAACCAATCTATGGAACAATCTGTAGTAGTTTCAATAGAATCTTTAAGGTCACCTATAGTTCCTGCATTATCTACTGCATATGCATCATACTGTGCGGCATTTAACAAACTTTGTACTGTAATGTTTATTGTAGCCATTGGTTGTTCCTAGGGAGGTAAATTATATCAGAATATATCATGTTATTATTTATCTTAATACGGTTTCTCGCCGGTCAGTTTAGGCTTGGCAAACCACAATCTAAACCACTCATCTGTACCGGGTTGTATGTTTCGTTCACGTTGAATCTGTCCTAAATTAGTGCCCTGTTCACTCATTTCTTCACCCATGCTTGTATTAACACCAGCTAATCTTTTTAAATCATCTAAATTGTCAATGGGAGCCTGTGTAGGAACGGTCTGTATTTGAGACAGACCGTTCATTAAATTACTTTGTTTCCATACATCAAAGGTCATGATGTATTTATTTAATATCTAGTGGACCCGTTTTAGTTGCTACTATACAAAAATACTTTTCCATAACAACTGAATCATCTTCTGCTCCAGTTTTAATTTCAAAATCAATGTCATTCATCTTATCAATTTTAAATCCAGTACGCTGTAACAATGCGTCCAATTGTCTGGCACCCAAAATACTATAATGATTTTTATTATATTCATGGCCGCGGGCACAATCCGGAGCAGGAACTTCAATATATATTTTACCTTTATCTTTTAGTAACCTATTGTATTCAATTAAACTGAAAATTGGATATGGGCTGTGATGTAAGCTATGCCGTAAAAATATAAAATCTACGCTCTCATCATGGTATCCTTCTGCGTGTGGGATAAAACTAGGATCATATTCTTTTACAGTATGTCCTTTGTCTCTACATTGTTTTGCATTAGTTTCGCTTAATGTAGTCCCCACTACTTTAGTGTAACCACGTACTTTCATCTCATCAAGAAAATACCCAACACTACATCCGATATCTAGGATATTAGCATCTTTTGGTAATTCTAATGGATCGACATAGTTTTTTACAACTTCACCAGTAATTCGTTTGTGAATGTCAGTTTCTGCTTCATCATATAAATGACTAGCATACAACCATTCGTTGTAAAATTTTAACTTAATAATGTCTAGCGTTTTGTTAATGTCAATCATGTTTTTCCTACGAAATAATACTTACTTAGTCGGAAAATATGTATCTATTATTTTTTATTTAAAACCTTTAAAACCCTGAACCGGACTAGTAGTATATGTACTATCCAATTCTTTACTACGCAAATCACCTTTATTAAGGTCTTTTAAAGTTGTTCCAATTGCTTTGGCAGCTTGCTTCAACATGTCTTGTTCTAACTTAGTATACGGGTGTGCAGAATTATCTTTTCCTACCCAACTTTCTGAATCTATGCTTAGAGGGGAACCATCACCACTAGCACATGCCACCGCCATCATCATTCTATTTAATTCGTATGTTCTATCATACCCATCCGGATCACGGAACAAGTCAACTCCAATTGTTGATTGATCTTGCCGTTTGCTTAATTTGCCCCTACTCTCACTAATAAATTCGTTTGCTCTCATATTAAGGTGTTATTTGATATGTTACTGTGTGAGTTATTGTAGTACTATTAAACGGACTTACCATAAATCGTACATTACTAAAACCTACATCTGAATTATAATTAGTTATTGCGTTACCTTGAAATAATGTTCCATAAACACTGTAATTAGCAGTATTATTATTTGTATTTTTCATAACTGATACTGTAGCAGTTTGTGAGTTATTGCTACCGCTTTCGCGGCTTGTGATGTAAAACAATCCTGATCTGAAACCAACGACTGAAGTTTGAAACAATACTTGATTTGTGTCATTGTTACTAGTGGTAGCAGTAAATGTAGCATGAATTGTATTACCAACACTTACGGAACCTGCAAATACTCCGTTACCGTCTGCTGTTAAATTGTTAACTGCAAAGCTAGCCTTGCTTGTAGGTAATACTGTGATTGGGAAACTAAGTGTGTTGCCTGATTCTTCAACTGAAATATTCCCAATTTTTAAGGATGCGTTCCCTACAAAAAGATTAGCTATTCTATTACCAGTGGTTCCTATTGATATGTTTGCAATTGGTACTACATTTGCACCAATATTAATAATATTAGTACCTTCTACATATGCAAAGTTTGCTGTACCTAATGATGTTCCTGCTGAATTAAATTGGAACGACCCTTCAGGACCTTCTGGCAGTGCGTTTACGAGTTCTGCGAAATTTTCATTAATCTTTTCAAAGGCCGTGCGTAACGGGTCACCAGTCCCGTCATTCGGTAAATCGCCAATGTCAATATTTGCCGTTGTGATTGTCATGTTACTATCCCATTATAATATATTTATCGCTAAAGAATTATATCTACCCAAACATAAATATATGTATATTAAGGAACAAATATGCGTAAATTTCTACTGGTATCTCTATTTTTCATTACTACTAACATAGGGGCTTGGGACCAGCGTCCCCCACTACCAGTACAAAGTTGTCAAGTTCATAGCCCGTATGGGTTTGCACAAACTGCTAGACCAGCAAGTCCAATTTGCCGTGAAGCATATCTAGTGGCATATGATGCTCCTGTAAAGATTCCTGCTTATGTAGCATATACTTTATTACCACCAAACGCATTAGGATGCTGGCCACGCACTAATGCGTTTGTTGCAGATAAAAGTATAGTTGGTGGTGCTGTCCCAGATGACTATGCAGGTACAGGATACGACAAAGGTCATGCAGTTCCTGATGGTGACTTAAGCTGGAGTGAAATCGTAGAGTATGAAAGTTTTTTAATGACAAACATGTATCCCCAGCACGGCAGTTTAAACCGTGGAATCTGGAAATTACTAGAAACAAGTGTCAGGGGATGGGCTGTGCAATTGAACCAACCTCTTACAGTATACGTTGGAGCTATGTATGGCGCTGGTGATTTGACTATCGGCAAAGGTGTTATTGTACCCCATGCTTACTATAAAATTGTAATCAATCAAACTACCGGTCAAGTTGCTGGATGGGTATTCCCACACACTAAACCTTATGTTAACTTGGGGAATGATTTGACTAAGTTTCGTGTATCAGTAGGTGACATACAGAAACGAGCAGGGGTAACTTATGCTTTCCCAAAGAATGCTACCGAGTTACAGCCAGGACAAGAGTGGAAAGTAGACTTTGGTGCGTTAACTAGAGCCAAACGAGCCAAGTGCGGAGCAAACGCTGAGTAATTATTTTATTGAATCAAAAATAACTTTTTGATCAGCATACCATTTAATCCAGCTATCTACTTTGATAGCGCATTCATAGTAGGTAGTGTAATTTACAGTAATTGTTTTACTGATATCACTTAATTTACTATCATCATTTAATTTCTGTAAGTCAGGACAGCGTGACATAACTAATTGTCCAGGCCCATCGGGAAATTTGCTTGTCACTGGTACAGTTGTGCAGCCAGTACACATTGCAATGAAAAAGATTGCGGTTATTATAACAAACAATATAGTACTAATCTTTTGTTGTTTTTCAATATCTTTCATTTTGGAGCCTCAGCCGCTTTGTTATGTAATGTTATGAATTCTTTTGGAATTTCACATTGACCACCGGGTGCAAATTTGGTATCATATTTAACTATATCACGGTCAACATATTTGATAATCTCTTGCCCGCGTAATTTAATATATTCTGTTTTCTTTACTACTTTTTCAATTATTTCAACATTAACCTTTTGTGATTTAGCTTCTGCGGCAGCAACTTTAGCTTCCATTTCTTTAACTCTTGCTACCCATTCTTTATTATCTGACATTGCGCCTTCCAAAAATACACCAAGAACAAGAATTAATATGCTACAAACTTGTATTACTAAAACATATTTTTTGATGAAGGGTATAAAGCCTAATAAGAATCCGGCAATTGTACCCAACAATCCTATAGCAAATATTGTATGGAATACCCAATCTGGTAAAAAATTAATGATCCACATATAGTTATTTATTAAAGTATGAGGATCCTTTTAACCAATCATAGTATATTTGAAACCCCTCAGCTACGTCAACCTTAGGATTAAAATCAAAATCTTTGCGGGCCGCATCAATATTCAGTCTACCTCTACTAGGGAAATTAATATCTTTTTCTCTGACTTCTATACTACCCTTACCTACTAATTTAATAGCCATTTGTGCAGCCTCATGCAATGTAACACTGTGGCTCTTTGTGATATTGTAAGTTTTGTTTTCTGTGTTATCTGATAGTGCGGCAGCTACGATTCCATCTGCGGCATCATCAACGTAGGTAAAGTCTAGTGTCTCATTGATACCATTGACTTTTAATATTTCCCCACGCATTGCTGTAAGCAAAAACTTACTTATGACACGGTCTTCTACATCCAAAGGTCCGTATACAGCACTAGGGCGAATAATAGTATGGACAAGATTAGTCCTACGAGAATAATCACGGACGAGCCACTCCCCTGCTAATTTCATTATGCCATATTGACCTTGAGGATTACAAATGGCATCTTCTGTTACATCATCAGTAAAGTCTCCATATACCATTGAACTACTGATATAAATGAACTTTCTTACCTCATATTTATCGCTGTGTTCCAATAAATTAAGTAATCCTTCACTCATAGTGCGACTACCTAACGCTGGGTTTGCATTCACTACTTTCTGTCTAGGGAAGCTAGCTAAGTGAATAACAATTTCAGGTTCTTCGATCTGGAATATACCATCAATGTCATTACTTGAAATATCTTTTGTATAAACAAAACCTTTATATTCATCTATCTTTTTCATACGATGATATAATAGATAGTCAATTTCTTCTTGTGGGATAATTTCATAATTTGTTTTTGTATCAATGATTGATACGTTATGTCCTTGATCCTGTAGCCGTTTAACTACATTGTGTCCAATAAGGCCTAGACCGCCTGTTACTAAAATGTTCATTCAAATCTCAACTTATAATATGTTAATTGGTGTGGTGTAAAGTATGCTTTAATTGCATATAACTGCCCATATGAGTTGTAATCCACAGTCCTAACCCACATTGGTGCAGGCTTGCTATTCTTCATCACATACTTACCTGCTTCTGTTTGTTGCCAGTTGAATATGGGTTCTGCTACAAATAAGTCAGGATCTTCTACATCACCCATTTTTATAGAGTGAACAATATATTCAATTGTTTTTTGATCCTCGTCAGACGGCCATTTTTGCTTTGATTGCGCCATGACTTTGATAATTCTCTAAATGTATATCTTGCATTGTCATTTCAAAGATATTATTCTTCATTGAGTTTAACATCAACGTCGGCAACGGAAATTCTTCACGTGTTAATTGTTCTTTAACTTGTTCAATGTGATCTGTGTATATGTGTGTATCACCTGTGCTAATAATTAATTCACCCACTTTTAAATTAGTGTGATGCGCCAATAAATGTGTAAGCAATGCGTAAGAAGCAATATTGAAAGGTAAGCCCAGAAAAACATCAACGCTACGCTGATACATATGGCAAGATAATTCTTTATTTTTGTTGACATAGAACTGACTCATTACATGACATGGCGGCAAAGCCATTTGATCCATTTCACCCACATTCCATGCACTTATGATGTGTCTGCGACTATTAGGATCTTTAATTAAACTTTCAACTAGATTCTTTAATTGATCAGTTTCTTTAATATGAATGCTACCATGACGATTGTAATTACTACCAAAGTCATCTTTGAACGTTTCAGTCTTATGTGTAATAGGTGTTTGCCAATGTCGCCATTGAACACCGTATACTCTACCTAAATCACCTTCATAAGCCGCCTTATTTTTCCAATAAGGTGCAAGTGCGTTTGGTGTCCAAATTGTTACAGTGCCTTCTTTGCTGCCATGCGTGATCTCCGCAAGCCGCCTCTCATCTTGCGAACCTTCGATGAACCAGAGTAGTTCACCTGAGACGGCTTTCCATGCGAGTCGTTTGGTAGTGATAGCTGGAAAGCCCCTACGCAAATCAAAGCGAAGATTACGTCCAAAAACACTAATAGTGCCAACGCCAGTTCTGTCATCTTTTATTTCTCCGTTATCTAAAATATCTTGTAGTAAATCGTGATACTGTTTCATGTACGTTTCTAAATTTATTTTATAATTTGTTAAGTAATCTATCCGTTTCGGGTTGTACAGTTTCTGCAATAGTTTCTACATTTAATACAAACTCAAAACTTGTTATGAGTGGATCTAACTCATTCAATTTCCTACTGACTACCTCTTCGACTTCATCAGGATCTAATCCTTGCTTGAGTAAATTTTGTATGTTGATAGTATGTTGTTTCTTACCAACCATTTTAACTACAATTTTTTTAATAAATTGTATAGGGACTTTACTCTTTTCAACATCTTCAAGGATGTGTTCCCACTTTCGGATGTAGTCTGGTGTGATTGACATTATCTTATTATGCTGTTACTGTTGCCTTTGCAGGGCGACCTCTCTTTTTAGCAACTGGTGCTTCTGAAGTTGTAGTTTGTGTTGCAATAGGGACACCCATCATGCCATTAGCTTCTTGTTGAAGTCTTGCACTTTCTGCTAACAAACCTTTTGCTTCCACTTCCATTTTGCGGGCTTGCGATAATAAATTATTAGCAATTGCATTGTCAGCTAAAACACCATCAGGTGCATTTGGAATAGTCAATGGTTGATCACCACGCATTCTACGTGCAACATCACTTGGAATTTGCATACCTAAACTAGAATCCATTTCAGCTAACTTCTTAATAGCAGTCTCACCTTGTTGCATTTCATCTAACATCTTATTCAATTCATCAAGTTTGATCTTGGTAGTAGAATTAGGTGTGACAACAACTTGTGATGTTTGAACCTTTTTCAAAAGACCTTCTTTATGAAGTACTTGCAATATGACTTTACCTTCTTTAGTGTAAGACCGATTTAAAGCATCTGCTAAATTTTCAGCACTCTGTCCAATTTGACTTTCGATAGCCTTCATCATAGCATCGTGGATATGCTGGTTAAGTGTCTCTGTATATGTTACTAAACACATATGTTGTTCACCTGGAACTTCGCGGAATATGATAGCAACTTTGCGATCACCAATCTTACCCACATGTCTTAAAAAACTCATAATATATCTCCTTAAGGATACAGTTATTTAATATGAATTTGTAAGATAGAAATTTATTTACTTCCCGACCAACGCAATTCGTATATCATAGCTTCATGTGGCTCTTCAAAATAGATACGCTGTGATGTTTCAAATAAAAAATCTTCTATCTTAGTTTCATTTTCACTGACCGCAAAGCGTCCTGACAATTTTGACTTTGCCCAAAAATAACTTTCTGGTGTCAACTGAGTTTGACCTTTAATAAAGTGTGGCGGGACAGTTTTTAATTCTCGGTCTTTAAACCAAATGTTTAAATTTATTTCTTCCATTATCAATCGTCATTATGAGTTAGTGCTTGAAAGGCAGTACTCAATAGTTTAGTGAATATATAAAATACCACAAATAACACCCCAAAAATTGCACCATAGCCTAATATATTTAAAAGAGTTTCCATAATTTCTCCTTAAACTTACTTAGTCAATATATTCAGCATCTTGTATTTTTCATATGCATCTACAACTGCTGGAGTAGAATTGTCAAGGGTAGGTACTACTTCAAACCAAAGTTTGTCACCATTCTGAAATGGGTGTCGATAACCGGTAGATTCAACAAAACTTCTAGGTTGATGAATCTTGCCATAATACCATAATCTCTCGGCGAGTGTAAGTACATCTTCTAATTTATAATCGTTTAATTCATACCGTTCAGGATTAGTAGCAAAAGGATTGCCTTGTGCATGATATGCTTTTATTACATTAACATATTTTTCATAGTCAGGTGCGTCGGTACGAGTTATGATGACCATAACCTCATCCTCGGACACTTCGTTGTTCATAAGGCTAAGTAAGCACCCACCCAAACTAGTGCCAATATACATCATATAATTATTGCTTTCTTTTCTGCACGGTCACTGTAAATTTTAGAACCATTAGCACGAATAAAATCTACTATGCCCTGAGGGGAACTTTCAAATGCTAACTTAATTGATTCCTCAGTCAAATCATCATCTGCATTGAATGAATAAATTTCATAACATCGTTGGCTATTTGCTTTTGCTCGTAGTATCATCATTTGAATACTAGGTGTAGTTGGCTTGGGTTTTTCAGAAAGAATACTCCACATGTATTCTTTCTCCCACTTACTGGTATCAAATATAAATTCAAGCCCGTACATATCCCACATTGCAAGATATTGTTTCAT